ATCCGGTCTGTAAAAATTTGATTGCTGACCTAGAACAGATAAAATGGAAAGATGCCGGATTCGAATTTGACAAATCCAATACCAAGCGGTCACACTGGCTTGATGGTATGAAGGATATGATCGATTACGAGTATCCTGCAATTAAACCTAGACCACTCCGAGAGGCATATAGAAGATGATTCTAACACAGGAACTACTTAAACAAATTGCTGAAGACGTTTGCTCACCTTCTCGCCGCGATGCCAGAATCGAAGACTATAGGCGCTACCTAATGTTCAACGGGAAGACCGCCGATATTATTAAAGATGCTATCGCTAAAGAATTCTCCAAACCAGAAACGGTTAGCGAACTTATTGCCAGACTTATTCCTATTAACTTAGTTCAAAAGATTATCTTTAAACTTAGCGGCACCTATACTGAAAGCCCTTTACGCCAACCTAAAGATCGCTCGGTTGCCGATGGGGAACTTTTAGAGGAGTATGTCGAAGAGCTATCACTCAACATCCGCATGAAGGAAGCTAATCGTTACTTCAAACTATTTAAGCGCAACCTTATGGAAATGTATGTCGATGAGCTTGGTAACCCGCACGTTCGTAATATCCCGCGCCACTCATACGAAGTTTATTCCTTCTCAACTCTAACCCCTAACCGTCCTGATCTTGTTGTTAAGATTATAAGGGACGATAAAGAGCCTAAGAAGATGGTGCTCGCGTTCTATACGAATGAATCGCACTGGATCACTAATGGCAAAGGTGAAGTGCTACAAGATAAGATGGCCGCTGTTGAAAATCCTGAAGGTGTGAATCCTTACGGTGTTCTCCCATTTGTTTACATAAATGAGTCTTCAAATTCTGTGGACCCATTGCAAGATGATGACCTTCTTCGCATGGCCGTTGCGATTCCATTGATCCTAACCGATATCTGCTTTGCCACTAAATATATGTCATGGAGCATGATCTACACGATTGGCGATGTTGGCGAAGTGCCATCGAATCCTAACAGCGTTCTTCCCATGAACTTCGGGCCTAATGGCGAAAAGCCAGAAATCGGACAAATTAAGCCCGAGGTGGATACGGACAAAGTTATCACTTTAGTGAAAACATTGGTAGCAATGTTATTAACTACCAAGAATCTATCTGTGGGCGCCGTTAAGATGAATCTCGATAGTAGTGATGTGGCGTCTGGTATTTCTAAGCTTATTGATGGAGCTGAAAGTGTGGAAGACCGCAAGGACCAGCAGGCGTTCTTTGAGCAAGCTGAAGCTGAACTTTGGGAACTGCTTTCCAAATATATGATCCCATTCTGGCGCGCTAACAATATGATTAAGCCAGAGCTGAACAAAGAATTCAGCCCCACCTTCGAAGTGTCTGTGTTCTTCCGCGAACCTAAGGTTATGCTATCTGAAATGGAACAGATCGAGATTAGCAAAGCTCGACTCGATAATGGATTCTCTACATTGCAGCGTGAACTTGAGATTCTTTATCCACAGATGACTAGAGAAGAAGTTGTTAAGCTCCGACTTGAGATCGAAGCAAGCAAAGCGATTAAAGAACAAGAAATGATCGAAGAGATAGACCAGACGGAAGATGTTATAGAAGAAGAAGATGGCTTGGAACCCGACGTACAAAGTTAATCTTTTGGATGTCCTAGATAAGGCGTTCACATCTGATGAATTAAAGGATGCTCTTCGCCCCACTGTTGCGGAGTCTGGATTCAAGGCCCTGTATGGTCAGCGAGTGGTGGATGAAATTGTCGTGCGAACAAGGGAAGAGAATATTGATAAGAAAGGCCGATCGCTCGGAACTTATTCCACAAGCTATAAAGATTCTTTAGTGTTTCAAATCTACAAAGACGGCCAGCGCAAAGTCGATCTAACGCTAACCGGTGAAATGCTTGAGTCACTTCGGGCTAAGGCCTCCCGCTACGATATAACTGTGTTTCTTGATGGAGATGATAACAGGGCTAAGGCGCAGGGACATATCACGGGGCTGTATGGCTCTAAAGGTAAATCAAAGCCGCGAGATTTTCTAGGACTACCGAGTAAGGAAGAAGTTCGCATATTTAAAGAAGCGATGAAGGATTATAGAAACATGAGCGCTTTCACTATGGCGGAGATGTACTTTGGCTCGTGATATTAAATACCTCGGCTCCGATCTAAAAAAGCTTCTTGAATCTGTTGTTACAAAGCAGATGCTAGAGGAGATCGGTCAGCGCATGGTCGATATTATTTACAAGCGAACCAAATCTGGCAAAGGATTAACAGAGGATAAGAAATTCGGAGCAGGGCTCACACCATTAAAGCCATTGTCCGAAGTGTATAAAGAGCGACGGAAGATTGACGGTGTTAGAGGAAAATTCGGATCTGTTAGGAAATCTAACTTAACAAACACCGGAGAAATGCTTGAAGCTATCGTTTATAAGATCGTAGGAAACTCCGTAATTGTAGAAGTTGAAGCATCATCTAGAGATGACGGACTCGATAATAAAAAGCTAGCCGGATACGTTTCTAAAAATGGTAGACCTTTCTTTGGCCTAGCCTCGACGGAAGAAAAAATACTTGATAGCTTTATTCGTAGATTAATCAGGGAGCGATTACGCGAACTGAATCGTTAAACAACCTTACCTGTGGAAGGGGATCACATGTCAGAAGAAAATCAAACAGCAGAACAAAAAGCGCAATATGATAAGGAGTTCGTTGAAAAACTTCTTACCGAAAAGAAGAACGCCATGAAGGGGCTAGAGGAAGTTAAAACTAAACTTGCCGCCTATGAATCCCAGATGAAAGAGATCGAAGAACAGCGATTAAAAGAAAAAGAAGACTTCAAAACAATCGCCCAGATGAAAGAAAAAGAAGCGATTGAATACAAGACAAAGCTTGTTGCAATGGAGACTAAAATCCAGCAATCTGCAAAGCTTGGCGCTATTAAAAAAGAGTTTGAGAAAATGGGTCTTCGCGATCCTAAGTCAGTTGACGTTCTTCTTGGTCTTGTGAAGACGGACCAGCTTCAATTTGATGAGGCTAACCAAGTGGTTATTGGCGCTGAAGATGAAGCCCGCAGGATTAAAGAATCTATTCCTCAAGTATTTGCTGCGAATGCGTCAAAGATGAATCATGATGCTGCCAATGCAACCCCTGGATCTTTATCCGTGGAAGGCTTGCAGGATCTGATTAAGAGCAAAGCGCCTATGCACAAGATTAAAGAGTATCAAGCAAATCTTATGCAGGAACTTGCTAAAAAATAACTTCCGTTAGATACTAAAGGCGAGGGTACCTGTGGGCTCTCGCCTAATCATGCTGTGCTGGTTCGGGCAAAACAATCAAAATCTATACGAATTTATTTAGGGGGAACTCATGGGAGTTAATGGAGTAACAGAATTAAACTATCTAATACCGGAGATTTGGTCGCCTGTAATGTATGCGGAACTCCGCAACAGCATTATGTTTGCGAACCTTTTCAGCCGTCAATACGAAGGTTCTATCAAAAGCGTCGGCGATACAGTAAAGGTTCAACAAATCGTTGCTCCTTCTGCTGAAATCCTAACTGACGACAAGAACCAATTCGCATCTAGCACTATGCAGATTAACCAATTCAGCATTGTTGCTAACAAGCGCGCTTCTGCCGCTTTTGAATTTACCGACCTTGGGCAGCTACAGTCACTAGAATTTCAGAGTGAGGCTCAGCAAAGTTTGGTGTTTGCAATACGTAAGAAATTAGAGCAAGACATTATCGCTGCTTTGATTCCTTCTTCTTCTGCACCTGACCACCAAATCGCACCTGCTGCTGCTTCTGCATTAGCTGCTGTAGACTTGGCTACGCTAAGAACGCTTCTTTCAACTGCACTTGTGCCTGTTGAAAATCGTGCTCTTTTGTTAGCCCCTAGTTACTACGGCGATTTGATGACTTCGACTCAGATCATGAGCCGTGACTTCACTGCTGGCAATAACAGCCAATCTGGTGTTGTTGACAGCTTCATGGGCTTCCAAGTCATGGAACATAACCTGTTAGACGCTGACGTTGGTTTCGCTGTACATCCTT